AATCATATCTGTATATCTTCCATTCCAGCAGTTCTCAGTCGCACAATGTGTCCCATTTGCCACTGTTTTGTATCAAGTCCTTTCATGATGCCTAGCCATCTGTTGCGCAATAAAGCCACTTCATTGATGATGGTTTCAAAATCAATAACCTCGTCTTCGCCATCAACGTATTTTTCAGCATCTCTACTGGTTAATGCGCGAGCATATCCTTCTAGATATCTTTGAAAATGCCTGCGTCGAATCTTTCGTAATTGTATGTTGAGATAATTTAATACTGCTTCAATTTCTTGAAGTTGATTAAATCTGTGTTCAGTAATTCCAGGAAGTGCAGATATGTTTCTTTCAACTACGCCGCCGATACGACAATCACGTTTGGCAGTATCAAGTTCTTGTTCATAATGTGCAATAAAATCAGGTATTGCACTGAGATCTGCAACTACACGACTGTACCACATCAATCTTCCCAGTCGTGTTCTATTTCTTCGTCTTCGTCGACTTCTTCTTCGTCTTCTGCATAATCTTTATCGTTGTCAAGATATACTGTTAGTGCTCGTTTAATATCAGCATCGCCTTTAAATGCATCACGAATATCTTCCACATCACTGTCGTGATCAATCAAAATTGACACAATAGTTTCAGCAGCCTCTGCTCTATCTACAGTATTAACATATCGTTTAAGTTCGCTCCAAATTTCGCTAGCTACTGTTTCTGTCATTCTTCGTCTCCTTCTATATTAGTTGGCTCTTCTTTAATATTAGAAAAATCTTTCATTACAGTGTCAAGACACCCATCGTCGTTGCGTTCCCATCCTTTGCGGAACTTTTTAATGATTTCGCCATCACTGGTAGTAAACACAAGACTATTGCCTTCTTTTTTAAGCATACCTTTTTTCTCAATTAAATCAGTAAGACCGCTGTACGGACTCATACCTGTTTCATACGGGATTTTAACTTGTACACCTTCAAATGGTTTGGCATAACGTGTTTTCATTACCTTGCAAGCAGCACGAATACCCATGACATCAGAAATTTTGTTGCCTTCTTCATCTTCTTTGAGTTTGAGTTTTTTCATTGCTACTACAATAGAGCTTGCATAGATGAAACCCTGTCCTCCAGAAATTTTATCATCTGGGTCAAACATGTCCTGACTTGCATATGTATGATTAGTACATACCAATCCTACGTTATAACTACCAAACATATTTACACAATTTCGTACAAGTGCAGTCAGTGCTTTGGGTTTACGTCCTAGATCACCTTTCATTTCACCTGCATCAAATTGATTAACATCTGTAGGCGTCAACAACATACCCAAGCTATCAATCACAAACATGACTTTGGGACGTTCGCCATCAGGTAATGCTTTATAATCACTCATAAATGTTGATATTGTTTTTGCTACATCATCAATCATTGCCATTGATAATTTTAACAATTTGCTTTCACTGGTATCAACTCCTAGTGCTTTAAGCCAATCTTCATCCAAGGCATTTTCACTATCAATCAACACCACAAAGATACCCTGCTCTTGTGCATTTTTAATGATATTGCCTGAACAAATATAGCTTTTTCCAGCACCAGAATCGCCAGCAAATACAGTAACTTTGCCCAATGGGATACCTCTGAGGAAATCACCTGAAATAAGATAATTTAATGCGTAGTTACCTGTTGATATCCAATCAGTAGGATCGTTAAATCCAATTGATAATCCATCTATACTTTTTGTTATGTCTTTTCGAAATTTTGATACGTCAAATGGTTTTCCCATGTTATTCCTTAATAAGTGATTAGTTATTATACTATGTATTTTAATTAGTGTCTATATGTAGTGCCATGTATTCTTGCCAAAATTTACCTACTAAATTTTCATTGAAATCTGTAAAATCAAGCTGAGTATATAGAGTACACATTGAATTTAAAAATGCATATTTGTCAAATATACATTTGTCTATGTTAAACAATATAGGATCAGTGTTAATTTTATTCCATGGATAAAATTTGATTAATTCAAGCTGAATATCATAAGAATAATTATTACATTTCAATGGATTGAATCCTAAAGATTCAAATTCTTTCCAAGTTGGCCAATCAGGCCCAGATAAAAAATTATATTTTGATTCACAATAGTTTCCGGCATATAGATCAATGTTATCAGTGTTGCTTTTTAATATAGCCGACAGTTTACTAAATTTACTATGATTTATTAACATAATAATCTTTGATTTTGGCCATATCTTTAATAAATTATAAGTTTCATCTGCTCCTGAATGAGAAACAATAAAAAATTTTAAATTGGAATTTGACAATTTAATTGTAGTATCATTTACACTTTCAATTTTTAAAGTTCCATTGCGCCAATCAAGATGAGTTGATCCAAACAATCGATTATCGCCTAGTTCGTATTGATCTATCCAATTTATCATGTCATGAGGTGGCGGTAATGTTTTGACTAAATTGTCAAATCGGAATTGGTAATCGTCTGGATGAAGTAACAAATATTCAGCTAATTTTTTGTCTTGTGGTACTGCATGCTTACTCAATGATAAACAGTTGCTTATAAATTTTCCGCCGGCAAATCTAGGAAACTGTATAATTATTGGATTATCACTGTTAAAATTAATCACTGTATGTTCTTAAATGTTCTAAATATTTTTTGCTAAAATAATGGTTATAATTATATTCAATTGTGTCTTGTTCAAGTTGATATAAATCGTGCCATTCAGCTGGAGTGAGATGACTAAATTTTGATATCATTGTTATGAGTTCTACTAATCTTTTTACAGGATTTGCTATAGTGTCAAATCTGTAATCAAATAGTTTTGTATAGAGTTTAAATCCATAATATTTTTCAATATGTTCATGCCAGCCAAAAGGAGCATAAGATAAAAATAGTCCGCGAGTAACTATACTATATAAAAATTTTTCTGTAACAAATGGTTGATAACTGGTAGCAGTGGTTTCACTGGCTATATGCAAAAAACTCTTGGTTAATTTAGATTCTAAATTATAAATGTTTTGTTCGTGATCATATTGCGTAAGTCCAAAACTGTAAATTGATTCAAAAAAATTGTCACTGTCGTCGGATATAAAAAATTTTCTATAAAATTTTTCGTCATTGCCAACTGCATCGACGATGTGTCCGTCTAACATATCTTGGTTGTAAGAAAAATTTTTACTACAGTATATTGATTTAAAATATCCAAATTTATGTAAAATAGAAACTAAAAGTTTTCTACTCACATGAGGTGCTCCGTTAAAACTACATAAAAAATTTTCATAATTAATTGTTGGATGGGAAATATAGTCGTTAAATGCCTGCCACGGTGGATCATAATGTTCAAATTGAAAATTTAACTCAGGATATTGATTTTTAACTGAATTTTTTAAAATAGCATTACAGATCACAGTGATCTTATTTTTTGTGTGTAGTTGGATATGATCAAAAATTTTATTTCTATAATTATGATCAAATCCTCCTAAATTGTCAAAAATGTATAACTCTGCCGGCATTTCTGACATCGTAAAAATTTCAACGTATGTCGGCAGAAATATTTTTTTTAAACCGTCGTACTTAATCACATTTATTTTATTTTTATGTTAAATTTAGTCAACAAGTTTTTGTTTAACGCCCATTCGCTTTTGAGAAATTTATTTAAATTATCGCCGTATAAAAATTCAGCAGGATTAAATCCCATAGCAGATATAGACTCTTGTACTTCTACACTTTTGTATGATTCTACAATATCTTTGGCTAGTTGTTGATTAAATTCTGCACCCAAGGTGACTCTGCTAAAGATAGTTGCCCAAGGTTGCAATGAATCTATTTTTTTGCCTGTTAACTCTTGAATGGTTGGCACGTCAGGAAATGCAGGATCTCTAGTTGGGGCTGCAACTGCTAAATATCGTAATTTTCCTGTTTTAGTAAATTTATTGGTAGATGGAAAACTGCTAAATGAAAATCCTAATTCGCCATTTGATAAATCAATGTACCATTGATTCCACTCTTTATAAGGAACATGTGTTGTATTGATTCCCAACTGTTCAGAAAATTCTAGACCAAGTAAATGAGGCACTGATCCAACTCCCCACGACCCATATGAGGGTTTATTTTTTATCAGTTCTTTCAAGTCATTTAAATCTTTTATTTTAGGATTTACTATCAAAAATTCGTTAGCCCGCAAAAAACCTAACAATGGCTCTAATTCGTCTGTTGGGATTTGAACTTCATTCAATGTTGGCGAAACTGCAACGCTGGCAATATCACCTTGAAATAATGTCAATGAATTTTTTGGCTCGTTTAAAAATACTTGCAGTGCAACTAGGCCGCCGCCGCCGGGTCTATTATCCACTATAACAGGTTGATTTCTTTTTACGCTTAATTGTTCTGCTATTTTACGCAATGCAGAGTCAGGAGCAGACCCAGCTGGTAAAAAAGTAATAATTTTTATTGGTTGTGTTGATGCGGCCATTGCCATGGCTGATGCACAAACAAATATCAGTGACAACATAATTTTTCTAAACATTTTTTCCTTTTAAAGTTATTGGTTAGTTATCTTACTCCCATTGGAAGTAAGTAGAAATACTTATACAGTATAAGTAGATGATAATTTATATTTTTCAATTTTTCCCGACTCTGTTGTGGGCAAATCATTTACTATATAAAATTTTTTTGGGCAACTATTTTTTTCGTAATTAGCGATCATCCAACTCTTAAGAGATAATAAATTAATATCACTGTCATCATCTGGAACAATATATGCTTCAAGTTGATCATTGCCATTTTCATCAGAAGTTGCAATAGTTGCAGCTTGTTCTACACCTGTATACGTTGATAACATATCATCAATTTCAGTTAAATTAACAAACGATCCGTTGATTTTAACTATGCTGTTGACACGTCCGACATAGTAGTAATGTTGTTTGGAATCTTTATAGCATAAATCACCAGTTGGTATCCATTCTTTAAATATTTTTTCTGTCCATTCTGGATCATCAAAATATCCTACTCCATTCAATGAGGATTTTACTTGTAGCCGTCCAACTGTTCCGTCTGCTACTAAAATATTATCATTATCAACTATTCTAAGTTGATAAGCGGTTGTTGGAGTTCCAATGGCTGGCGAATCGCCATCAAGATTAACTGTTATTGCACTACAACATTCAGTGGTTCCAAATAAATTATGTAGATTTCTATCTGTATAATTTTTCCATTGTTCTATTATTTGTAAGCTTAAATTACTGCCTGCACAATAGTATCTACAATCCAAAGTTAATTTTTGATTTTTTACAATTAGTTTTGTATAAAAAATAGGGGCAGCAAAAAACAAGGTTGGGCAAAAATTTTTTAAAATTTTACGTAATGCCACCGGGCTAGAAATATCAGCTAACAAATACGCTGATGCACCTGCGTACAATGTTCCAATTAACGTCCTGATAAACCCAAATCCAGTATAAAGTTTGGCGGCACAAAATAATTTATCAGTTGAAGTTACTTTAAGATAATCCACCGTGGTGATCTGGCCGTCTAGCATTAATCGTTCGTGTGTATACATAACAGGTTTGCTATATCCTGTGGTACCAGATGTGAAGATCATTGTTGCAATGTTTGTTTCAGCAAGGGCATTTGCATCGTTATATGGTGTTGTATTTGCACTATTGATTCTGATCTGATCTACTGTAACTGTTTTATATGATATCAGTGATGTATCTAAATCATTTTCAATACAAACTAATTTAGGAGTAATACTGGCCAATTGAGTTTGTATTTTATTAGGCTTTCCTCTCGGACTGATTAGCACTGGTATTGCACCAATTAAAATTGTGGCTAAGAATACTGCTACTGAATCAATTTTATCGTAATATATAATAGCAACACGATCGCCTGGATTTATCTGTTGGGTAGTCATCCAAGAGGCAATACATCGAGAATATATTTCTAATTCTCCATAGGTAATTGATTTATGTTCTTCTACAAATGCTGTTTTAGTAGAGTGATTTTTATTACGATCGAATAATGTTTTACTTAGATTGTTCATTGTAATATGTATGTTTCGCTATTTTCTTTTGATACTCGTCGATGACCTAGGTATGTTCCGTTTTCTTTAATGGATTTAGTTACTACTGATCCAATCAAAAAATTAGTCTTGCTGGGTATGTTGATAATAATATTTGGG